CCACTATTCTATAGGGCACAGTGGTGATATCTACCACAATAAAGGCAGAGTAGTCACCACCTTGACCACGGGCAACATCAACTGATACACAATATTCGTGTTCTTTTATTGGTGCCTCAAAGATATCTAAACCACCACTGGACTCTACTGGGTCAAAATGTGGTATGGTACCTATCTTGGTTGGTGTTATCAGAGTATCAATAGAACCCAGGAACGAACATTCAAACTCTTGTAGAAACTGTTGTTCACTGGTGTTCCTTATAGTCTCTGCTTTCCATTTCTCATCTCTACCAGGCACCTCTTGCCACGACACCTCTATTGGTACGAAATCACTTTTCTCGTTCTGTGCATCTGTCCACATCTTGTAAAACATATTCATACCGTGTGGTGTGGACACTATCATTACCTTTGACGATACACCAGAGGTAATCGTAGGATACACGGAACTAAAGAACTGCTCAGCAATGTTGGATGGCACAAACGCAAACTCGTCAAGGAAGATAATGTTGTAAGTACCACCTCGGACTGCTGAAGCAGATGTTGAGGCGGCGATTATCTTTGACCCATTCTCTAACTCTAATGACCCTTTATTCCAACTCAACACACCCTGTTGTAACCATTCGGGCAGGTGTTCATACGCCAGTTGAAAACGAGACAACAGGTCACGGGCAGTAGATGCCTTGTTAGCCAGAATAGCCACATTGACCGACTCATTGAATATCACATAGTAGATAAGATAAGAGATAATAGTCGTAGACTTACCAGACTGCCGTGGCAGTTTACATATGGTAAATCGATTCTTATGGAAGGTACCTACTATCTCTTTCTGAAAGGGGTACATCTGAAACGGTACAAGACCTTCATCAATACTAACTATCTGTACATAGTTCTGTATAAAATATACAGGGTCCTTACCACACTTGATAAACTCCTCAATCTGTTCAGCTGTGTAGTCGTGTTGTACCTGAGCCGTCTTTAGATTGGGGTTGCCTTTATATACTTCAACCATCTTTATTCTTTAGAAGTGCCTGGAGTTCCTTAGTACTACCCACAAACAGGGCATTGGTCACATTCTTAGGACCAGTCTCAGGAACTTCTTTGAGTCGTTGCATCTTCTCTTGTAGGTCTGCCAACCTTTCTGTGACCTCTGATACAGTCTTGATAAGTTGTCCTGCCACCTCGTATGTCCGTGGGTGCTCTGACTCTCTAGCAAGGTCCAGTATGCCATCGATAGCATCTTGACCTCTCTCTATTAGACTGTAGAAGTTCTGCCGGCTGTAGGCATAGTCTGTGTCTATGTCTTCTGCGTTCGTTTGACCTGTCTCGACCAGTTGCGTCCTAACCACAGGTTTGGGGTCTATCACCTCTTCAATCGGGTTCTTCACTATATCTAATGCAGCGTTCACTGCTGATTCAATGTTATTCATGCCTTATCCGTTCCACGTTCTAACTGTAAGTGACCTTGTTCATCATCTTCTTGTATTATGTCACCAGTATCGGTGGCTGTTTCTAACTCAACAACGTATTCTGATGCCTGTATATCTATTATTTGATGTTCGTTCCAGAAGTCATCAGCCATATGGGTTGATGTGATACCGCTATCCCGGGATACACCATACCATATAGTCATTGGCTCGCCATCAGCATTGACCTTCTTAGTAAACAATACCTGCTGATTAGTTACACTATAAAGCACCATTGAGTTATCATCGTAATATCTTATTTCTACTACTCTGTGATGGCCGTTATTATAATAAAAGATACTATATGGTTTAGATACATAATGAACCCCTGTGGCATTCTGGTTGATATACCAATCGTCCTCATTACTCTGCTCATATATTCTCTCTGAGTTATGTTGATAGAAATCCCAATCCCAATAGGTAGTGACAGCGGTGTTGTCATAACCTAAGGAAGAATTTGTAGCCTCGTTCCAAATACCTGTCTGGTAAAAGTGTTGGGCTGTTTCTGGTAGCCGCCATCTCAACGCTTCACCTGGTCGTAGTTTTTGGTTGCCCTTAAAGATAGTGTATGCTGTGATACCATCTGACCAATGGTCACCTCTAACATTTTCATTATGACCTGGATACACCTCTCTCACTATGGTAAACTTAGACATTCGTTTAGACTGAGCCATTACAATGCGTTGTATATTAGTCTTACCTGCCGTGGCTATTTCTATTGGGCTACCATCTTCAGCAGTAGTAGTGGACGTAATGAATATTTCTTTATCATCTGTTACATCATAAAGTTTAACCTTATTATCTACATGGTCATACCTAAGAGCAAACTTAGTTGTACCTCCTGTTATGTTGTCCATGTAGTCAGATGTTTCTAAATCGATATGACTGTTTGCATCAGCCTGAGCACCATCTGTTCCGTTTAACGCCAACTTACCAGTGCCATCTTCCAATGCAATCTCTTGTGGCAAGTCAATACCAATAGAGTCAGTGGTTCCGCCAGCCGGTGCCTTTACTTTCGTCGCTTCAAAACGAATCTGCCAAATATAGTTAGCTGTCGCCCGAGCATTACTACCGATTACTGTGGAACTTGGGTCCCATTTACCAACATGGTAATCATCAGTACCACTAAGGTCATTATGATGTGTCCAAACTAGTTCGTGACCAGGCGTCAACCGTTGTCCCCAAACAGTAGGAGTATCGGACCCATTACCGTGGTCTATGGCATTTCCAAGGCCTCTGCCTGGTCGTGCGCCGTGTCTTGTGTACCATCTCGATACACCAGAACCCAAAGTTCTAGGTGTTCTTCGGTGTACAATGTCAGGCATATTAGGACCATTACCACCTAAGCATATGGTAAGAGCACCACTATCTGCCGAAGTGGCAGTAGTAATCAACTGGTCTTCGGTGCCTGTTGTCTTGTAAAGTCTTAGTTTATTATCCCATTCGTTGTATCTCAATGTCAACTGGTCAACATTATAGGTGATAGCAAAGCCAGCCTTAGTTACTGAAGCACCAGAAGTATGTGTTGCCGTTGCTGCATTACAAGTCAGTACATTACCGCTCTTTGCGGTGTAAGTAATAGTTTCACTATCTATCACACAAGTACCAGCTGCTGGATAATCTGTAGCATCTGTCAATGTAATGGTTGTATCATCAACAGCTACATTAGATGCCAGTGTAGTTGCCACATAAGTATCAATATCAAACCCTACTGTTCCGTCAGCTCCCGTTGGCATTACTTTGGTGCCTTGACAAGTAAACTTTCTATCCCAATTAGCAATACCAGACATAACACCTGGTGTATTGATTGAGGCTTTTATAAGACCAAAGTGGTGTGCCTGTGTATCTGTCCTTTGGTTACTATGTGTCCAAACTAACTCATCACCTGGGTGCATCACCCTGCCCCACCTTACTGGTGTGTAGGTGTTATCTATAGTATCCTTGGTGTAGGACGTATTGGCAAGAAAATTTGTATTACCTGTTTTGGCCAGCTTTGTGTACCAAGCGTGACCACACGGCCAGAATTTTCTGGCTGGTAGCCAAGCAAACTTTGCTCCGTTGTCTGTAAGCGTTGCAGATAAAGTTATTGGGTTGCCGTCTTCTGCAGCAGTACCAACCATCATCAACACTCTATTAGGTCCATGACTAGTCTGCCACACATAGAGTTTATTATCAGACGCACGGTATTCAATCTCACAGGTATCATCATCGTCTATAAAACCGTTCGCCGTGAAAGTAGCATGCGCAGTATTACTTCTATAATTGAAAGTGTAATCTAAACCATCCTGACCTGTAGTAGTGGTTGTTGCCCAAGTAAAACCATGTTGAGCATTGATATCACCATCATCAAACTTTATGTATTTTGACCACTTGCCGGTGTCTACTCTATCTTGATATGGTGTTGTGCCAGTAAAAATACCTATCCATACAAATCCAGTAGCAGTATCTTCTACACCTGAATTAAACGAAAATGATTCGCCAGGTCTTAACTGTCTGTTATATTTTAGTGGTTGGTCATACCATTGAGAAGTGTCGCCTCCATTTCCTGTTGACCTGTTCCAAGCATATAGACCAGCTCTTGGTCCAACGTGTGTAAACCAATCTTCTGCCCCTTGTGTAAGACCCGATAGACCGTGGTTACTATCATCTACCAAGTCATCGTGTACGTCTAGTGTGTAGCCTTGTGGCAGAAACGAACTACCAGCCTCAAACTTATGGCAGTGTATCATAGATATTGGATTACCATCAAGAGCATCATCTAATGTAAACAACACCTCATTATTGCCTTCATCATAAAGGTCAAATACATTTGTTGTTGCGTGATATCTCCAAGAAAGGAGCACACCAGATATAACAGCTGTAGTAACTGATGCCGAGTATCTTGTGGCGGATGTATTAGTTGTCCAACTACCTTGATGGTCTGATGCGGTGAATTGTGCTGTTGATGTATATTTCAAAGCCGCTGTGGTGGAATCTTGTGGGTTGACCTGCGCTACTGACCCACCAGTGTAGTTAAGCATATGCCAAGAAACAACATGGTTACCTGAACCTGAAGGTGTTGTGAATTTGAATTTGTATCCAGGTCGTAAGGTATAAGGATGTATCAACACATCATCGTCATTGGTACCATCTCGCCAGTTAGTATCGTTGGTGCTCAGTTTCCTATGTAAATAATTCCATTGCATATCTCGTTGTGTAAACTGAGGTATTGCTGTAGTGCCTTGACTACCAGAATCTATACCAAATGCAGCAGAGATGGTTACTGGGTTTCCATCTTGAGCAGCGGTTGCTACAGCAACCTCATAAGGCATACCTGTAGATACTTCATACAGTTTAAGTTTGTTATCAGCAACATCATATCTCAAGGCGAATACATGAACACCAGCATCATAGTACCAAGCACTTTCG